ATTGGATGAGTACGGCAACCGGAATACGTCCAGGCTCTTGGATGTTGGAGTTCAGCCAGTGGATGGAGTAATATCCCGGTCGATCGACGATCTCGTAGTACCACGAAATAGCGGTTTCACCTGAGTCTTTCGGTGTAGCGTTCTGAAGCGCGGCCACACCGACAGGTCCATACTTCGCCAACACGGCAAACTGCTCTCGACGCTGCATGCGCTGCAAAAATGCCAGCGCCTTGTCGAAGGAGCCGCGGGTCTGAACCTTGATCACGGCTCCTCCTTTCAGATGATCTTCGTGAGACGCAACACGACGATGCCGTCGGGAGAATATCCCGTACCTCGACCGCCGTATTTCAAATTCGAGAAGGGACGAGCTCCACCACCGGTTCCTGGAATGACCAAGTCGGATGTTGTGCGTGGTTCGAAGGTAACTACTCCAGTACCCAACCCCGTAACTGGGTCACGCCCGAGAATCGGCTGTAAGTAGTTCCAAGCTTGCCGAAACTGTCGAGCGCCGAATACCGAGGTATCGGCAAACGAATATGATCCCTGTCCGCTCGCAGTGGCCAAATGTTTGACCACAGTTTGTCCGAACGGAGAATTACCGGTAACAGTAGGGGCTCGACCACCCTTTCCGCCACCTCCGCCACCTCCGATTCCCGTGTCGGGGATCCAAGTCCCATCAGACCCGTTGACCCCCTCTGCCACGCTACCCGCCCCGCCACCACCGGCTACGAGGCTGTCTCCGATTCCTCCGTCCCCACCATCACCGTCGGGAACAAATGTACTCCCGTCCCAACTCATGCCCGGATCTCCGCCTTCGCCGCCAGACGCTTGGCAAACGTCAGCAAACGACGAAACGCCTCCATCTTGACCCTTCGCTGGATTAGCAAATGCCGTACGCGGAAGCGGATAACTCGTCAAATAGTTGGTCAAATATGTGTTGATCGCTGCCAGACGAGTATTGATTTGCGAAAGAGACGCACCAGGACTCAACGGAGCCCCTGCCGGTAGTGGATTGGACACTGGAATCCCCATGTCAGGAGTCCAATCACCATTCTGGTGAACTTGGCCAAGCGGAGCGTCAACTCCAACATCACCCACGACGATTGGAACGACATCGTCCAGATCAGCAAGCGCACCGAAAGCCTTATGCAAGCCTCCTCCGCCACCTCCGCCTCCCATATTCTCCAGAGACGGTTGAAGAAGAACCTGTCGAACCTCTCGAAACAACATGAGATGACTCGAGTTGTGAAGTTCGAACGCCTGGCGATAAGTACCGGTCCAATTCGTCCAAGAATTTATGGACGTGATTCGACCGATGGAGTCTGTTGTAAACAGCGTCTCATGGAACTCTGCCATGATATCGCTCCACCGTCTTGTCTCTGCGGAAGCGCGATTATCTGGATCGGTAGCCCATCCTGGATCTGGGTAAACCCCCTGAAACTCGCCAGGAGAATATGTGCGATCTAGCACCGGAGCGGGGTAAGGACGCCACATACCTGGCGTATTGCTGTTATACCCCGCCAATTGTGCTAGATAATCCTCATACCCCGCCTTTTCTATGACGTAATTCCAGACGTTTTGCGGGACTGGACGCATCACTTCGTAGATCGCGTAGACAACCTGAGACACCGCGTCGCCACCTCGACCACCAGCGGCACCCACGCACCAAACCTCGTAATGGGTGAACCCTAGGGCCATGTAGTCACTCACGGAAAAGTCCGTATCCTCGGTGAACGTCAACACCGTAGGCGGGAGATCAGATTCGCTTCCGAACGGGGGCAGGGCGATCGTAGGGATGGGAGTACCTTCTCCGTCGAACTCAATCCTCGACATCAGGTACCTTCGATCAGCGTTAGCAGATCAACCATCCCAGGAAGCGCTGGATCGGCATCCTCCGTGCCGTAGAGAAGTCCCTCGATGGTTTCGAGCAACCCAGGATCGATGAGTCGCGAGTGAAGGGAAACGTGACTGGTGGGGCGAACGCCGAACATCTGCGGCGGAGTTCCGGTCAAGGCCCAGGAAAATGCCGCCGGAGCCACACGATCGTTCAGGCTCGCCAGGCCAGCACCAGCCGGTACGGCCATCACGTTGTAGAGGATGTGAATCTTGTATCCGAGGTTCGGGTCGATGTCGTTGCCGACCCCGGTGCGGTACGAAAGATGGAACACTTTCGCCCGCTGATCGTGAAGAAAGACTCCGGGAGCGTACACCATCGTTCCGGTGAGCTCTTCCAACTCATCCGGGTAGGTGAACGCATCCAGCTTGGCGGAATATGACCCCGGCACGTAGTGATCGAGGTACTTGATTCCGTCCAAGTAGTACGACTTGACCTCTCTCGAGGGATCCTCGGTGATGTTGGTCAGCCCGTTCCATGGAACCGCCACCCCGTCTCGAGGATATAGAACGCCGCGATCGACGCCCGTCTCGAAGAAACGCTCTCCGACCTTGTCCCACTCTAGTGCGGTCATGCGGCCTCCTTTCTATCCCTTGGTGCCGAATTGCTCTCGGCGTCGACGGTTCATCTCGCGGTTGCGCGCTGCGATCTCGGAGCGACTCATCTTCTTGGGCTTGGACTGCTTGATGTTGGCAATCCGGATGAGAGTAAACAAACGGTTCAAATGCCAGGTTTCACACTCGAACGGGATGTTGAACGCGGTCATCCAGTAGTAGATGAGTTCGGAGGTGATGGTCTCCGACCGGCTTCGCGTCTCGGGTTGTAACTCAGAGAACCAGGTAGCCGTCATTTTACGCTCGATGTAGGCGTTTATGTCCTCAAGGTTCTCTTTAGAAAGCTTTTGGAGAAAATCCCCCGGGGGATTTGGCGTCAAAACCATACAGCGAACGTACTCCAGAATCTCTTCCGGAGATTTGCTGTCTTTACCCAGAAAGGGCTTTTCGAACTTTGACTCCCATTTTGAAAGAGAAACCAGAGAATGCTCCAGTTGGAGCTCAAAGCCGCCATCAGCGCCGAACTTTTCGGTGCTTTCGTCGTAGACGTCGGTAGCTCCAACTGTGATTGCGAGCATTCTCTGGCCTCCTTTCCACTTATCAGTGCACGGTGGTAGTCCGGTTTCGATTTCTCCCGTCGAATTACGAGCGATCCCGGAGAGTAAAAGGACCGTACGCTCAACGACACCCCGCGACCTTTACCTGGGAGTCGCGACCCCGTGCACATCGAGCCGACCGACTACTCCGGACGCTTGAACGTCCAGGTGTCGTCGCCGACCAGGTTGTAGCCCTCGATCGCCGTGGCCCGCACCGTGGCCTGCTGGCCCGCGTTGAGGGCAGGCTGAGCCCCCGGCGCCTTGTTGACGTTGCCCACCTTCCACTGGACACCGGTGACGGCCGGGAGGGTGATGACGCCGGTGCCCTCGACGAACGTCGGCTGGTTGGCCAGCGCCAGCAGGTCGACGTCGAGCACGCCACCGGTGAAGATGGCGATGACCTCGTCCGGGCTGGGCAGCCGAGGCTCGTCGGACACGGTGCCGAACAGGATGTCCTCGAGATCCTGGAGCTTGTCCGCGTCCACCTTGGTGGAATCGATCGTGATGAGCGACGTCGGCTTGTGGCCGGACACCGTGACCGGAGTGGTCGAGAACTCCCACGACAGCGCCGCCGCCTCGGGGGAGTCGTTGACCGTGGCGTACGAACGCTCCGACGGTGAGGCCTGGCAGCCGTAGACCAGATGGAGCTTGTAGCCATACTCCTGGCCTTCGCTGTCGTTGCCCACCAGCGAGCGGTAGGCCAGACCGAAGGGCTTGCGCCCCTGCTGGCTGACCAGCACGCCCGGAGCGGGCTCGTCCGAACCGTCGTTCTGCCCGAACTCGTCCGGGTAGGTGAAGGCCTCGATCGTGCCGCCGAACTCCTCGGCCGAGATGAGGTTCACGTAGACGGTGTTGTCCGCGTACTGCTTGTTCGACTCGGCACCCGACGGCGACTCGGTGACGGTCGTGAGACCGTTCCAGGCCACGCCATCGACGTACTCGCCGGTCTCGTCGATCTGGTAGAGGACGCCGTGATCGACACCGGTCTCGTAGAGACGCTCGCCGACCTGGTCCCACTGCAGGACTGTCATGCTAATGGGCTCCTTTTCAGAAGAAGAGGGTGAAGACGTAGTGGTTGAGGTTGTCTGCCGGAAACCCACGTAGGAATTCCACGTAGGGCAAAGCCTCAACCATGGCTGCGAGCTCGGTGTCGGGGTCTTGGTCTATGACCGTAACCTGGTACCGTTTGGCATGCCGATACAGCTCGTTGTCCGCGTGCTCAGCCGAGGTTCCATCCCGGGAATAGATGATGCATGGGTACTCCATCCGGAAATTCGACGGCGGCTGAAAGTAGACGTGCTCCGTAATCCCCTCAAGGAGACTATGGAGTTGCGACCGGGGTCGGGCCATTGTACACCTCCCCCAGTTGCAGAATAAGGCGGGGAGCCTGGACTTCGACGTCAGTCACAGTCCAAAGCTGCCCCGCCCATTCCACGTAACGAATGGCGAAGAAATGCTCACGTGCGTAAGCATCGGCCACGATGCTGATCGAGTTGCCGACGGAGAGATCTGGGTTCAGATTCTCCCCTTGTCGTAGAATCCTCCTATTTTGAACTACGTCGCCATAGAAGAGATGTTCCACGATCTCATCGGTATGTACTCCAGGTGCTGACTCGACGGAGTTACCGAACCCGACCTTTCCATGGAACCTCGCCATAGGTCAGGTCAGCGAACTACGAGCCCGCCGTGCCTCGGAACGTCCACTCGTCCTCGACGTTGTTGTCGAAGAAGTACGTGGCGTTCGGGACGGCGTAGATCGTCAGGTCCACGCCCTCGTCGACCGTGTACGGCGAGCCCGCGTTCGTGACCGCCGCGTTGGTATCGCCGCGCCGGTACGTGACGCCGGTGGTGTCGGTGATCGTGATCTCCGAGGCGTCCGGATCGAACGTCGGCTCGGCCGGAGCCACCTTGGTGGCGCCCGCCGCGGCCTGCTTGATGACCAGTGCCGACCGGATCTTGGTCAACGCGCCGCTCGCGCGCGACTCGATCAGGTACTTGTACTGGTTGTAGTCGATGTCGAAGTCGTCGAAGAACGACACCTCGCCACCGCGGTCCGCGCCGACCGTGTAGTCCTGCAGGTTGACGACGATGCCGACCAGGTCGGGCTCGTCCTCCATGACCTCGCAGGTCACGACCTTGTCGACGCCCAGCTCGGCGGCCAGGTCGGTCGACGTGCGGTAGTAGCGCCGCCCCTGGGTGTCCCGGGCCAGCAGCATCTGGGTCATGACGGGCAGCGTCGTGTAGAACGTCGGGAGCCCGGAGCCCTTGTAGAACCGCATCGACTCGAGGATCTTGTCGACGAGGTCCGTCTTGCGCAGGTCGCCGTCG